TGGAGAAGTTAAGAATGCCAATGCGCCTACATCTGCATTGTCAGTAGCAACTTCTTTCCAAGTTTCAACAACTTTAGCCCAAGTTCCTTGATCACCATTCGTACCCATAGCAACAGAACCAATTCCTGAAGTATTTAAAATTCCAGTTGGTTTATTGCTAGTTCCAGTACCTTGAATAGCTTGCTTGTCAACTTCGTTTGCTAATGTTTTGATTATGTCATTTCTAACAATCGTTTCAATAGCAGGAGTTGATTGATGCATTAAGTGTCTTGATATGTCAGTAAATGTTCCAAGAGTTTTTGGAGCCATTGTAACTTGTCTGTAAGTTGGATTAACTTCTGTTACTGCTGCATTTTCCGCAACCCATGATGCAGAATTAACTGCATTTTGAGCTGGTATTGCAACATCGCCAACTAAACCACTTAACACTAATGCGCCAGCTTGTTTCACAACCATTTTTGCTCTTAACGCTTCAATAAATGAACCACTTAAAAGATTAGTTGCTACTAAAGCACCACCATCACCAGAAACACCAGAGATCAAATCTCTTTGCGCCCATCTAATATCAGATGGAACAAAGATTCCTCTAGGAGCTTTACCAGTTCTTCTTGAGATTTCATCAGACGCTTCTTTTTCAAGTTCAGCACCAGACCAGTTTCCAGTAGTCATTGCTTTAATAGCTTTAACTATAGAAAAGTCTCTTGCTTCTTTATTAGAAAGTCCAATGTTGTCTTTTTTGTCCAAAGGTTTTGCATCGCCAAGTTTGTCTAAAACAATTCCTCTAAATTGAGCAAGAGAAACGCCATCATTAACTGCTTTACCTGCAAGATCAGAACAATTATGTTTTGCTCCTAATGCAGTAATTTCTTTAATTCTAGCTGTTTCGTCTTTTCTCGCTTTAGCGATTTGTTCTTCAACATTAACTTTAGGTGCTTCAACTTTTGGAGTTTCGTTTGCTTTTTCCATTGTGTTTACCTTTTGTATGACTTCAATTCTTTCTTTAGAAGAATTGTTGTCGGTTAATGTTTGCCCCTTGCTTCGACCTACCCCAACAGTTGTGTCTGCTGGCACCGAAACAATAGACGCCTCCAATGGTTTCCAGTTCACACGATAAGTTGGCTTTTCTTTATCCTCATCATCGTCTTTTACTTTATCCATCTTCAGTATTTCATAGCCAACACTCACATTACTACGAATGCCGTCCATGACATCATGAAAAACCTCATCAGCTAGTTTTGATTTTCCAAATCTAACGACTGCACGACCTACCTTGTCTGCTTCGCTAATTTCAGCTCTCTCTATGACACCTATTTGCTTTTCAAAATCGTGGTTGAGTAATAATGGAGCTCTACCACTTGCAATAAACGAAAAGTCAATATCACTAGGATTATGACTTAATATTTCTGTTCCAAAACTTCTATCGTATGGTTCTTCTGACGAGAACGCTAAACCGACAGTTCTTTTTTCTTCATCAACTTTTTTATTATTAAAACCAAATATTCTAAATAGCTTTTCTTTAGTTGATTCTTGAGTTGCTATTTTATCTGATTTGTTTTCAAATGTTAAATCTTCTGCTTTTTCTTTTTCACTAACTTCTGGGTTTTCTTTTGGTTCTGATACCACTTTCTTTTCGTTGCTATCAGATACTTGCCCGTTCCCTTTTTCGTTAATGTCATCTTTTTTTTCCATAGTTTCTTTATTACTCATTTTCTTCACTTTTTTCAACCTCTTGTGGTTGATTTTGTTGTATTTGTTTTGTTCCAAAAGGTTCAAAAGCTAATTGTATTCCAAACTTCTCAGCTAACTCTTTATCAGATTGTATTTGACTAAATACATCTTCAACGTCTCTACCATAACCAGCTTGAACATCTTGATGTGATAAAAAGCCATTTTCTACACCAACTTTTAATGCTTCTACTTCTTTTTTAGGGTCAATCCACTGCCAACCTCTTGCTCTCCAAATAGGATTATTAAATTTAGGTAATTTAGATGGTGGTAGTCCTCCTAATAAGTCTGTTAATAAAGTCATTTCTAACCATTTTGAATAAACTAAATCGTGGAAGTTTCTAATCATTCTATATTGTTCACATTGAAAATAATTTCTTTCTTCTAATGCACCTTGTCTAATACTAGAATAATTTACACTTTCTAAATCGTTTGCCAACGTACAATAACTAACATTTAAACTACTTGCTATTGAACGAATAATAGATTTTGTAAAATCTTTAAATGCTGTTGTTGGGTGTTGTGGGTCAAATGATTGAAATTCTGTTCCTGTCGGTAATTGTTCAAATGTACCAGCTTCAGCAAACATAACTGGATTGTTAGTATCTATTTTATCCTCTCCAGTATAAGCATCTCCATCGTTTGATTTAAAAAATCCCATTTTACTTGCACCAACTCTAGCTGCAACAAGTTCAGCTTCCATATAACCATCTAACATTTTTAAATCTCTTAAACATGCCGATAAAGGAGGTATTCCACGAGTTTGATGTGGTCGTTCTTGATGATAATAATGAATTATCTCGTCTGCTGGAACTATATTATATTTAGCACCTACATAATCACTTACTACTAAATCATCGTTAGGGTGTACTTTTAATAAATGATAATTTACTGGCTTACCAAATTTATTAATCTCAACTCCCATTCTAACTTGATTACCATTTGTTAATTGTAAGTTTAAATCGTGATCTAAAAAGTCAGATTCAATAAATTCAATCGCAAATTTATTTGGATTATCAAAATTTTTAATTAATCTTATTAAAACTTCTCCATCTCTAGCATAAGTTTCTGCAAATAATCTTTGACAATCAATCCAACTTAATTTTCCATCAGCAGTACAATTATATCCCCATTCTTTCCAACGTCTTTCAATTAAATTATTAGCAAAAGAATCAAGAGCTCCATTTGGGTCTCTACTTCTTACTTGTAAATGAACTCCTTTTGCACCAACTATATTATCTACATATACATTGATATATCTTCTAGCATACGCATTATTTCTTGCTAAATCTCTTGACCTATTTCTTAATACTCTTAAACTTGGTCTAATTTCGCTATCAGCAGACTTTGAAGATAAAACAAAATTATTTAATAATCTATTTTGACTTGCACCTGAAAAATAACTTCTTTTTATTTTTCTACTTCTAAATAAATTTAAAAATCTTTCTTTAAGCGTCATTAAATTGTACCTTTACTACTCTACCTGTTCCTTCATTATTACCTCGTCTAAATTCTGCAATTTCTTTTTGATATTCTGCTTTATAATAGTTTCTCCACTCTGTTAATTCTTGAACCGAGAGTTTACTTAAAGACCTACCTTGTATTGAATAACTAGAAACATCAGCATCAGCTCTACCTTCTATTAAACTTTCAATTTTATCAAGCATTATTTTTGCATGACTTCTAGTATCGCCAGTAGTTGCAAAAAAATTATCTTTAACAGTAATTTTACCTGAATCTATAACTAATGTTTCACTATCGCTTGTTTGAATAACTTTTAAAACCCAAAAATAATCTCCAGCAGTATAACCAGATGTAGCAGAATTATCTAAAGTAAATGTATATTCTGTACCTGATTCTGTAACTGTTGCACTAAATCTTACTGAACCATCTGTTTCTCTTGATGCTTCCCAAACCATAGAATGACTTGATGGCGAATAGTCAGCACCTATATCTGTTCTTTTCCATACAACAGTTTCGCCTTTATAAAAACTTACTGGTTCTTTTTCTGGTATATCTGTAAATAAATTTGCCATATTATTTTAATTGTTCCACGACTTTGCAAAATTACTAGACTTTTTATAATGTTTCAACCTATTTGGGTTGACTTTATGAGGATTATTTGCTTGCTGATTTTTTTGTTTTTCAGCTATTCTAGTTAAGTCCGCATTTAATAATGTAAAAGCTGAAAGTGCATAAACTCTGCAATCCAATGCTTCGTTTCTTGGTCGCATTAATACCCACTCTCGTTTTTTAAACCCCCTTCTATATTTTGTTACAATTTTTTCTGCTGTTAATTGTCTAAAATATTCTTCATTGTACTTTTTAGGAAAATGACAATATCCAGCACCATATTCCTTTATTCTTAATCTTGAATATATTAATTCTTTAGCAGTATCAACGCCAAGAGGAAATAAAGTTACTTTTGCAATATTATTTCTATTGGGTCTGCTAACTATCGGCTTACCTTCTCCACCAATACCTTTAACTGCAAATACTCGTCTAGCATATCTAGGTTTACAAAATTGATAAACCATATTTGTATGGTGTCCACTATCTATACAAGTTGAAACTATTTTAAGTTTAGTTTTATCTGGCTTTTCATAAGTTTTTGTAAGTATTAATTCAAGTTCTTGCCAAATATTAGGAGCTGATGGGTCTCCATAAATAACATGATAATCAATACTCCATGTTTCTTCGTTTAATCCCCAACCTACTATCTCACATTCAATTCTATCATCTTGAATATCTATTCCTGCGGTTAATAAAATAACTTCATTTGGTATTGTATAATCTTCTCGTCTATCAAATAAACCTAAATCATCTATTCTTTCACCTTCATCTTCCCACGTCTCTCCTAAATAAGTATTAACAAATACTCTTAATGTTTCAGGTTGTTTTTTAGCCATTAAAAATTCTCTAACAGCTTCTTCTAATGTTACCCATACAGAATAAAGACCATTTAAACTAAAACCAGCTCTACCATTAAATTTTTCAGTTGCTTTCCATTTGCCTTTACTAATATTAGTTATTCTTTGAACATCAGTCCATTTAGTATTACAATTTTCACATAAATATTTAACAGTATCAGGTTTATCTTTGGTCCATTGAACTTGCGACCATTTTAAAATTTGTTGTTTTTTACATTTATGACATGGAACATAAAATTTTCTTTTATCACTATTTTCATAAGCATTTTCTATTTGACTATTACCTTTTACAGTTGGTGTTGAAGTTAATACTAATTTACTATCCCAAAAAGTAGCACTTCTTCTTTTAGCCAATAGAACTGGGTCTCCTTCGGTTCCTGCTGTTGGTGGGTATCTATCAATCTCATCACATAATACTATTTTGATTGGTCTTGATGCTAAAGACGCAGGACTATTTGCACCACAAGCTGTTATATGACCTCCATCGAACACTTTATGTAATACAGTATTTCCTGAATCTTTACTTTTTACATCTGCAACTCTATTTTTTAAAATACTACTATCTCTAATCATTGGAGCTAATCTATCTTGCGACCAAGCTCTAGCCATATCTAAAGTTGGCTGCACTACTAATATTGGAGCTGGTGCATAAGCTATATAATAACCAATAGCATTTAATAAAATTTCAGTTTTACCTACTTGTGAACAAGACATAACAACAACTTCATTAATCACTGGGTCATTAATACTATCCATTATTTCTTTTTGAAAAATAGCTCTGCTAGTTTCAAATTTACCAGCTTCACTACTACTTTCAGAAGATAATACTCTAAATCTATCTGCCCATTGACTTATTGTTAGACTTGGCGGTGGTTTTATTAGATTCATCGTCTTTTCCAACACCTTTGTCATCGCTTGTGATTTCATATAACGCCTCATATATTTTTTCTTGTAAAATTAGTTTAATTTCGTTTATACTCTTAACTGTAACAACAACAGGAGCAACCTTATTTGGTATTGACAATAATTTTTGTTTCATTTTGTATATTAATTCTAACCAAGTGCGTTTTACTTCTTCTTGAGGTATTAATTCGCTTGTTGCCTTCATTTTTTCTATTTCTGCTAATTCTGCTTTTGCTTTAATTAACTTATTTTTATTTTTAATTACTTCTTCAGCAGTAAATTCTCCACCAGCTTTAGCTTTTAAAAAATCAACGTAACCATGAACACTACTAACTAAATCATATTTACCTCTTTCAGATTTAGGTATAATACCATCTTTAGCCAACTGTTGTACTCTACGTTCAGTCAGTTTTAAAAGTTTTGCAATCGCAACTATATTAAATGAAGTAGCCATTAATGTCCTAAATCATAATTTAATTGTTCTTCATAACCATTCCAATAGTTACCAAATTCATCTTTACAATAATGTCCCATAACATATTTATCTTTATACATAATCACTACCCAATTCTCTCCATTACCATCTTCAAATTTAAGATTAGGTAAAATTTTAACAGTTTCATTCCAAGCATCTTCACAAGTTATCGGTCTTAAAGTAAAACCAAATGGTATTTTTTCCCAATAATAATTTCCATCATTAACTACTATAAGTAGATATAAAAAAAAGACTTTCACTACACACCTAATTGTCTGCGTTTATGTTTATTAAGTGTAGATTTTTTATATCTTTTAGGATTACCACCGATTGTTGTCTTTTTAAATTTTGCATTACTAATATGTTCTATCTTTGCATATAGATTATTTTTTTTCTTTTTTGCCATCTATTCTTATATAATTGTTTTCCATATCCTCAATTTGTTTTGCTAATTTTTTATTATCATCTTTTACTTCTTTAATTTCATTTTCATATTTAGTACATTTATTAATCATTAATTTATCGGCTTCTTTTTTAGCTTCTTCTACTGCTTTTACTTTTTCTAATTTTAATTTATCTATTTGTTCATCTTTCTTATCACTTTGTAAACTATTAATAGTTAATTCATCTTTAAGCATATCAATTTCTTTTAATAATTTTTCTTCTCGTTCAACTACTCTATCTTTTAATGTAGATAAATAACTTATTGAATCTATTTGTTCTTCAATAACTTCTTCAATCCATTCAGGAATAGTCTTTGAGTTTTGAGACATAGTTCTTCCAAACTTTTTCATTCCTTGTTGATGTCTAATAAATATTCTATCAATAACATCATTAACTACTGGGTCAGAAGTTTTAACTGCATATTTTTTCATTAATTCCTGAGTCATTTTAGTTAATTCTGCATTATCTCTTTTAAGAGCAGATATATAAAATTGTGGATTATCGTTTGGTTTAGTTGTCATTTATAATCTATCCAAAATATCTTGTTGAATCTTTTTCGAGATAAAATAAATCATTGGTGGCGGAACACAATTACCTAATCTAGCCCATTGTTCTTTATAATTTCCAAAAAAAATAAAATCATCTGGAAAGCCAAAGATACGTTTTAATTCTTTAATCGTAAATTTTCTATTTTCAGTTGGGTGACAAACAGAAGCAGCTCTAGCAGCGGTAGCTAATACAGTATTACATGGTTTATTCCACGCAGCTCTAATAACATTAAAATATTTATTACTTTGTTGTCCTTGACTTAACTGTTCCCATTCTTTTCCATAAGCATACATAAAAGGAGTTCCATCAGGTCTTTTATTTTGCCAAACATCAGGTTCTTTAGTTTCATTTCTTAAATCCCATATTGCATCTTTTAAAGTATAAACAAATTGTTGAGGTTGAGGAAAAACAGGTTCTAATTTTAAATCATTTCTAACACCAACATAAAAAACTCTTTGTCTTGCTTGTGGAACACCTAAATATTTTCCATTTGCTAAATATGCTTTTACTTTATAACCAGCATCAATCATTCCTTGTAAAAAAATTTTAAAATAACCTTTGGCTACACCTTTAATTAAACCAGATACATTTTCTGCAACAAAAGTTTTAGGTTTTAAACCTTTTACTAATCTTATATATTCAAAAAATAAATCATCGGCTACTTGATGATGGTCGAAATACTTTTTTTCTTTTCCCCAATTCTTTTCTCTTTTACCAGCAGTAGAAAATGACATACAAGGTGGGCTTCCATCAAATAAATCAAGTTCTCCTTTTTTTAAATTTAAAGTTTTTAAAATATCTTCAGCATTTACTTTTCTAACATCAGTATTATCAACAATAGTTGTTTTATGATTAGCTTTATATATTTCTACTGCATGATTAACAAATTCATTAGCCCATAATATATTATAACCAGCTAACTTATA